CTACACGCCCGGCGTTCCAAACAGCCCGCGCCAATCGGCCACGTTCGCGCTGTAGCGCTCATAGCATGCCGCTTTCGCGTTCTTCGTGTCGAAGTCGTTGTCCTGGTCAAAGGATATCTTGTCGCGCTCAAAGTATTGCGCGCCGCGCGGCACGTTCGTGCGGATAAACCAAGCCGTTGCCGAGCTAAAGTAGTGGTTAACCTTGATCCCCTTCGGGAACACGCCAACCGCACGCAGCACGTTGATCGCATTGTTGGCGGTATCGTTCTGAAGCACCGACTTGTAGATGCGGTTCGCTTCGAAGAACAACTGTGGCGGCACATGCAAAGACTGCGGCAGCACGCTGATTTTCAGGCCACGGTTGTTGACGGTCTGCATGATCTGCACACAGAGGTCTTCGACCGCGAGTTCCGAAAGATCGGCTGCCGTGGTGAGAAGATTGGACTGCGAGCCGGCAAGCGTCGGGTGTGCGGCAGAAAACACCGCCTGGCCGTCGCCAATCGGATAGGACGAACTGAAACCATTGTTGTAAATGGACGCCAGCACGTTTTCCTTGGTTTGCCGCATCGAGAAAGCGAGCTGCTGAGCGCGGCGCTTGGAAACCGCTTCATACAGGTCGTCACGCAGTTCTTCGAACGTCACGATATAGCCCAACGCATACGCAATGTGCGTGAAGCGCGTTACCGGCCCCTGCACTTCGGTATCGTACACGATCTGCTGACCCTGCGGCTTGACCGGCGCGAGACCAAAGCCGGTAATTTCGACTTCTTCCTCATACGCCTTGTCCGATGTCTCAATATCGAACAGGTCAACGAACTCCTCCTCGTGCTCGTCATACGAGCGGCCCCAGAAGGCTTTAATGCCGGGCCAAAGCGCTTTTGGGTGGGAGCCTGTGGTAATTACGGCCATGATTTATACTCCTTCGATGACCGCGGCTTACGTGCCGGTCGTGTTGTTGAGCTGGGCCTGAAGAACCTTCACCAACCACTGAGTGTACGTCGTGCCGGGCGTGTTGCCCTGAACCTGCAACGGCTGAATCAACCGAAGCTGGCTGGCGGACGTGCCAAGTGTGTTGGAGTCGATCTGCCAGGAAGACAGCGCGGTGATCGTGGAGCCGCCGGAACCGGCGTTCAGCGCGACGTTGCGCGAAGACGCGGTGACGGCCAGGGCGGACGGGTTCGAGTTTTCCTGGATTCCGTAGAGCAGGAATGGATCGTCGGCCACGTAAATGTAGCCGCCAGTGCTGGCCGGCAGATAGGCGGGGCTCGATTGGAGCAGCGTCGTTACCAACTGGCCGGCGTTGTTGGCGATGCCAACCATGGGGCCAAGAAGGTAGTTACCGGCGCCGGCTGTCGCGAGGGTGACGGCCGGAATGCCAGCCGCATCGGCCGTTGCCGTGACGGTTGTGACCGGATCGCCGACGTAAATAGCGGTGCCGTAGGACGGGGAAACGTAGTAGACTTTAACGGCGCCATTGTATGCCGCGCCGCTCTGATAAGCCAACGGACGAAGCCCGTAGGGTGCATTCGGGTTTGCCATGGTGGCGCCACCTCATCAAACAGGACACGACGCGCCCACCATGGACGCGACGAACGAGATGACTGGGGTGTGAGCGTGCCTGGCTCAGCGCGGAGCCAATGGCCCCGCCGTCGAATGACTATGCGCTCGTGGCGCTATCTGCGGTCGATTTTGATGCCTTGCTGCGGGACGTAGTGCCCAGTTTCGGGCGAGACGTGCAGCTTGCCGGCTCTAATCTCTTGCATTTTCGCCGCCTCGGCTGACTCAAAGGCTGCGAAGTCTTCCTTATACCACTCCTCTTTGATCTTTAGCAAGTATGCAATGAGGGGGCCGCCAGTCGGGGCGGTGCCGACGACCTGCTCAACCTTTTGACCCCCTTTAGTGACGTGCTCCCAGCCTTGAGCCTTGAGTTGCTCGATGCGGCCGGGGTGGTCGTTGACCCAGCGCTGCTCGTAACCGTCTATCTTTGCGGTCTGCATCCGCAGGACGGGGGCTCCGAACGAGCGGACGCGCTGAGTTCCATCAGCCAGAACGCCCGCCGCGGTGCGTTGCACTTCCGTCATTTGACGCGTGTCGGCCGGCGCGACCTGGCGCTGCTGCGTCTGCTGAGTGCGAATATCGTTCATTAGTCGATTACTCCTGAGTTACGCAGCCATTCTTCTTTCGTAAGCGGCTTGGCGTTTGGCTTGCTGTCGATCTGCTTGCGATACCGCTCAAATGCCGCTTTTTCGTCGGGCGGCAGTGCGGCGAATAGCGCGTCGATACTCTTGGGGTTAGGGCGCGCGGCCGTTGGTGTGCTGGCCGCCACGGACGCCGGCTGAGCCCGGCGGGGATTTGGCGGCGGCGCATCATCGGTTGTCGCCGCGTCGGGGTCTGGGGCGCGATCCCCGGGGAAATTATCGGGAAACGCCGCCCGTATGCGCTTCGTCACCTCAGCCAGATTTTCCGCCACGGACCAATGCGGTTGCGACTTGAGCAGCTTGCCGTGGATGCGCCTAGCTGCCTCGGCCATGTCGCCATCGGTTTCAAACCACTGGTTGTCCTTGACCCAATCCAGCACTTCAGGCGCAATGGCGGGGGCAGCCGGCGCGGGCTTCGTGACGGGTTTGGGTTTCGTCTCGTCAATTTCGGCCAACTCACGCTCGGCAGCAGCAAACGCCGCCTTGTCGCCGGCTTCCACGGCTTGCTCGCGCTCAGCCAAAACGCGCTCGCGGGCCTTTTTGTATGCTCGCTCATCGGCCGTTCGCAGCCGCTCCGTCAAATCCAGCACCACGTTCGTAGCGTCGTCCTGACCCTTGCGGATGGCCGCCAAGTCTTGCTCCTGCTTGCGAAGCCGCTCGCGCAGGATGGGAAGATCATTTTCCCCCTTAGAAACGAACGTTGCTGCGTCGCGCCACGCGCCGGTCGGGCCGCGGTATTCTTCCTTCGGCTTCCACCCCATCGACCGCGCGCGCGCTTCAACGTCGGTGTCCGTGTCTTGCTCTAGTGCTTGTGACATTTTGCCTCCTACGCCGCAGCGCTGCTCATTGTGATGCCAGGCACGGCCTGGATTTCGTCGTCACCGTTATCGGCCATACCCATGGTGCCGCCGATCTCGCGGTAATCCATGACGCGATAGGCCATGCCGTCGCGCCCCATGTATTCCTCGCCGGCAAACTTACGGAAACAAATGCGATGACCAGGCGCGGGCTTTGGCGCATCATCGGGCCAGCGGTTGAACCCGGTTGAATCGTAGGAGAACGCCGCCGGGCCAGTCGCCACGATAACGCCAGTAGTGGCGGACATGGAGCCACTTTCCACCACTTCGTTTGTCATGATGATGCCGCCGCGCGTTTTGTCGATCGCCCGATCCGGTAGCACCAGCACGCGATCACAGATCGGCTCGATACCACTCTGGTTTTCGCCGGCCCACGATGCCATTTCATACTGCGCGTGCCTCGTTTTTAGAACGCGGGTGCTCATGCTTGGCTGTCCCTGACTATAAAGGATGACGTGACTTTCACGGTCGTAATCTTCCGGCCGCACAGCATACATTTACGCCGCACGCTCACGTTGAGCGCGGGCATCGCGTGCCACTCCAGGATGCCGCCCTTGAAAAAAGCCCGCTCCCTGGCTGATTGCAGCCAGCAGGCGATCGCCGCTTCCTCGGAAACCTCTTGGCAGACCACATTGACGTGCCAAGCGTTTGCAGACGCATCAGCGCGCATAACCTTGGCAAACTCCGATTCGAAAACACGCGTAGCGGCATCCAAAATGCGGCTCATTTGCGCTTGACCTTGGGCTTTTCGGGCGCCCCCTCATCGCCTTTCGACACCAGCATGCGCGAGAAAACGACGCAGAGCGTGGTGTGCAATTGACCGCGCCACTCGGGGTCGTTCATCGCTCCCATCTGATTGACCGCAATGTAGTCCTGCGCGCTGCACCTTGGCCGCGAGCGCCAATAGAGCGTTTTACCACCACGCTCATCGGCATAGCGCCATGCAGCCGAGAGCCACGCCTCTACCGCCAGCGACTCGTCCTTGAAAAACGCTGGGAAATGCGCGCCTTGTTCTTTGATGCCGCCGCTCACGAGGCTGACATAGGGCTCGCCCGTTGGGGCTTTCGATGCATCCACGCTCGCCGGCACGTTGGGGTTGTTCGGAAACCCAAAGGCGTCAACGACATGGAAGTCGTTTTCGAAGGCAGCAACGGCTTCTTCTAGGGTCATAGTGCCCCCAGCGGTATTGTGTCGCCATATTTCAGGCCAGCGCGCTTACACTTTAGGAACGCGTCAAGCATGGCAATAACAGGCCCCCTTCTGACAAAGCCTTGTTGCTTCCACCGCGCAACGGTGCGTCGGGTAACGCCGGCATTGGTGCAAAACGCATCAACCCAGTCGGCGCCCCAAAGTTGCCCGCATGCGGTGACAAACTCGTCCCAGGTAAGCGCTCGCTGCCACCAAGGGCTTACGGAGCCCCCGACGGCCAGAGTTCCCTCCCTGCTCATGAAGCCACCGGCTTATTAATGGGCAAAATGGACTCGTCTGGAGTACGCCGATAGAACGCGCTGCACGCCTCGCGGATTTGCTCGGGCGCAACTGGAAGCGTCCCACCCAGCAACACTTCGCCGGTCGAGATAACAACAACCTCAAAATGCGTCGCGTCTTCCGGAGCCGCATCGCGGGGTAGCGCATTCAGAACTAGCATTAAGACACCTTCCTCACGCCGTCCTCGTAATCTTCGCGCCGATCCGCGCTGTTGTGCACCAGCACTTCCCCCTGAAAGAGTGGACCGCACCAGCAATCGACGCTGTTGACGTGCGGGCGCAGATCGTCCAGCGGAACAACCGCCTCCGCGTCGCAATACCAGCCGCCGCGCATGGTGGTCACGGCCCCAACACCTCCTTATAAAACGCACGCACGCTATCCAGCGTCAGCCCAGACACATCGCGCGCCTCAGCCACGCGCCCGCGCGTCTCCCAATTGGCTACATCGCTAATCACGCCGGTATTGCGCCACTGATTAAGCACCGCCCCCTCCAGCGCCGCCGCCCGGTCCAACAGGAAGCGCAGGACCACCTTGGACACTGGATGGTGGCGCCATAGGTTGAACTCCTGGTCCGTTAGCTGGCGCAGCGTTCCCAATTCCGACAATATCGGCTGGGTTGATTGCGGGGCTTCCGTCGTCTGTTCCGGCATTGAAAGCGTCCACCTTTGCCTTGAGGGTGTCGATTTGCAGCGAATACCAAGCCTGATTGACCTCGTGATCGGCTTTCGATGCCTGGGCAAGCTGGTTGATGGCCTGCGCAAATATCAGCACCTCGCTGGCCTTATCCTTGCCGCGGCGAATAGCCAGATCGGCCTCCTCATGGACCGCGCGAACCTTCGCCTCCATGCTGCGAAGATCAAGTTCGGACTGCTTGATATGCAGTTCCGCAACCTTGGCCCCAAGCGCCGGATCAGGCGGCTGTTGCGATAGCAGCAACTTGTCCACGTTCGGGAATAGTGCCGCGTCCAGGATTTCTTCGCGGATAGAGCGCTGGTCAATCCACGGGTCGCCGCGGAACTGCATTAGGAACTGAGCGCGCCCCAACTTTTGCATATCCGTAATCATCTGCGGATCGCTAATCGGCTCGACGCCCGCGCCAGCCTGATAATCGGCCTGGCTAATGTCGTGCCACTCGCTTCCGCGCTGATAGCCGGCCTGTTGCGGTAGGTAGATGCGGTTCAGCCGAAATAGCTTGCGAAATTCTTGCTTCAACGAGCGGTGAATGCGCTTGTAGATCGCGCTAAAAACCTTCAACCCCTGCTCGATCATGGCCAGTGTTGCCACGCCGGACGTGTTATCGCCCGGCAAATCGCCGACCATCACATCCTTGACTGCCGCAATCTTCTCGCCACCATCCACCAAGAACTGCAAAAGTTCAAAAAGCACTTGGTTTGGGCCAGGGAACGGGATCGGAAACACGTTATCCCGAATGTTCGTGCCCTGCGTGTTGACCGGCTTGTATTCGCCCAACTGAAATCGAACCGCGCCGGTATTGATACTTAGCCCGGCGCCGATAAAGCCGCCGCCAGTGTTGGCCAGCGTGCCGGCATCCACCAACTGATTGAGCGCGGTGTTGATGGCGCAGTTGATCGGATACAGCAGGTTTCCGAAACCAATGTCGTAGACCTCTGACTCGGGGTTCGGAATAAAGCCGTATTTGGTGTAATAGCTGATCGGTTCAATCTTGCTGACACGATGATCGACGGGCGAGAACAGCACGCCGTCCTCGTCATACGCAGCCTTGATGCGTGCCAACCGACCGCTGTCCCGCGCTACCGTAACGATATAAGGCTCGGGATAGCCGTCGCCGTCCAGGTCGTAGCGGCGATGCTGCTCAATAAATGTGATCGGCGCGTCGTCATCGGTGCCCGCGCCCTGATCGGTGCCGTAGTCTTCGTCCAGGTAGATGCCGGCGCGCACCTGCTCCTCAACCTGCCAGGGGTAGAGCTCCAGGAGTTCAGAAAGCCGCGGCGCGGTTTCGAAGGACTTGGCGTTGTAATTTACGCATAGCTGCTTGGCGGTTACGGTCTCGCTCACATTGCGCTGCATGGCGGGGTCGAAATAGCTTTTGCGGAACATGAGCCCGACGATCGGCAGGATGATGAGCATCCTGTCCGTCTGCGGCTCCCATTCCTCCTGCTCCTCCAGAAGTTGCCAACTCATGTGCTGGCCGATCTTGTCCGCGCGCTGCTTTTTCAAACCAGGCGGAATGCGCCACACAGGCTGCGGTCCGTTCGGGCCTTGCTGCGTCTGAGGCTGGCCGTTGCCATCCAGTTCGGGCACACCATCGTCAGGCCCTTCGATGGAGCCCTTGACCACATCACGGTCTCGAATGATCGCCGGATAGGCGCGCGCCGCAAATTGGATCGAGGCCGTGGTCATCAGCGGCCAAATGATGTTGGAACTATCAGGCCACGGGAATGTTTTCGGTTCCGTGATTTGTAGCGCGAATTTCATCCACTTATCGTAGAGTTCCATCCATTCGGCGCGGCTTTCTTCGTCAATCCGGTATTCGCGGATGACCAGTTGCGCGATCCGGCCGCGCTCGTCGTCGCTCAGCTCGTCCGCAATGTTTGTTGCGGTGATCCAGCGTCGCAATTGCTCGTTTGCTTCCTGGTTGGGTCGGGGCGCGTTCGGACCCGGGAGAGCGGCGCCTTCTGGGGGAAGGTCTAGGACGTTGTTCATGACCGATCTAAAGCCCATTCGGGAGTAGTAAGATGCTCAACATCAACCGCCCCCTGACTGCTGCCCATATCCGTGTACCTCAGTGTCAGGCGCACAGCTTCTTCAGCCGACGCGCTGGCGTAGAGCGCGCCCAGCGTGAAGGCGGACTGTACGCCGCACACGTAAAACGGCGCCTCATATGTCGTTGGCTGCAACAGCTCATCCCATAGCGTAACGGCACCATCAGGGTGAACTTGGAGAGCGCGAAATCCATTCTCGTTCACAACCGCCGGACGATCGCCCGACTTTTGCAGCCAGTTTGCAAACATCGTGCTGGTTGATTGCGACCCTGCACAGGCAAGTAGTGCGCCATTCGCCATCCGTGTGATCTTTCGCATCTCGCCAGCGACAACACCCCCGCCAAGCCAGATGGAGCGGTCCGCAGCCATAACGCCGTCGCGGTACACGATAACTGTCATTCAGAACCACCCGCGGCCTGCAAGCCGTTTAGGCTCAACACACCAACCGCGCCCCCATCAAAAGCCTCAATCGGCGCGGCATTCCCCGCAAACTCGCCGCACCACATATCCGGCTTCACGATAGGAAATGCGGCCATGGACACCGGCTGCTGCTTGCCTGTTATTCCATTCATAGAAACAATGATCGAAACCTGCGGCGGATGGCGCCTGCACACGAGATCGGTCTGTTCATGCGTGGACCACCTGCAATCCAGGCACTCTCCTGGCGCCTTTTTTGACTTTGGTAAAAAGTTGCGCTTGCCGAGAGAAGGTAGGGACTGGTTCATCTAATATCCCGTGACGCTAGACCGCGTGCGGTCAGACAAAAGCGAAGGCCGATAATCCGTGTCGTCCACGGCGCGCGATCGAAGTTCGGACCCGAACAGCCACGCCGCGCCATAGGTGCAGGCATCCGCCACGTGGCTGTGGGCATTCTTGTTGGGATGCACATCAAACCGCTCGCCAGAAACTTGCATGCGGCGGAAATGATACCCACCCAACAGCGCCTTGCGCAGCCGAACGCACCGCGGATGCAGCGTAAATTGCGGCCGGCCATCACGCAGGGTCCGTAGCGGTTTGCGCATCGACTCCAGCCGAAGCTGCTCAGTCTGCGGCGCGGCCATCATGTTGATGCCCTTGGCATGCGCGATCTGAAAGCACGTCTTGGTGTCAGTTTGCGCGCGCTGCTGGCCGGCGGGATCACCCACGTCCTCAAATGCCAGCCCGCGATAGTGGCGCGCCGAGTGCTCCAACACTGTGTCGGAGAACTCATCAAAACCCATGTCCGTGGCCACGATCTCGTCCACCACGTTCCATCGGCCATTTGGCGTCAACTGCGAGAACACGCACGCCGGCGTAAGTCCGAAATCGTACGAACGTAGCATCACGGCGCCGTCTATCGTCTTGGGGTGCAGCCGCGGGTCTTCTGGACAATGCATCGTATCGGAATACTCAGGAAACACCGGCTTACCATCGACGGTGAAGCCGTATTCGCCATGTAGATAGACCTTTACCCAGTCGTCGGTCTTACCCACCCGCTGCTTTTCGTAATACAGCGGTGGCAAATTGGCGATGTTCTCCGCGTTCGGACCCAGCCCAGAGGGCTGCTTGAAGCATTTGTAATACGTGCCGGTGGTGTAGTGCGGAATCTTCAGCCCAAGCCGGTCAATCGCGGCGTTCAGCGCCTCAATATCCTCGGTATGGTCTTTTTCCTCAAAAAACTTGTACCACTCGCTGTCCGTATCCGGCGGATTGGTGTCGCCGAATATGCCGAACCACTTGCATCCCCCGTCGCGCACCGCCGGATAGCGGCCAACGCGGCCCATCATGGCTTCCCAAACCGCCCAGGGAATGTCGCGGCCCTCGTTAAACCACGCGCCAGTGTATTCGGTTGAAAGAAGGTTGCCGATCTGGTCCGGTCGATCCAGCGCGCGAAACAACACCTCAATCTCGGCGCCAGGCTCGCCCGGTGCGGCGGTCAGAGCCCTGATCGTGTAGCTGTGCGCAGATGGCTTCCAATCGCCATAGGTGTACGGCGGGAACCACTGGAGAAACGTTTTGATAGTGGAGTCTTCGAGCTGGCGATAGCTGTTTCGAACGACCGCAAACCGCGACCGCCTTACACCATCCGGCCCAGGCGTCTGCTCAATACCGCGCCGCGCAATCTCCATGACGCAGCCCGACGACTTACCGCCGCCAAA